CGCATTGCGAAGATGAGTCCAGTAGGACCACTCATTGGTTGAACACCAGCCAGGTCATATGCGACCAGGTTAGGCATCGAACGACGGATCAGTGAGATCAGTACGGGATCGAAACCTGCGGTAGGACCACCAGCCAGTGATCCACCACCGAAACCACCACCAGCACCAGCAGCATTGCCACTGTTGGTTGGGGATTCCATGAGGCTTTGCATTGAACCGTTGTCAAATGCACTTTGCTCTCTTAAAAATCTTTCTTGGTTTTCCAGCAGGACTGCGGTTACCGCTCTACGATGGGAATCTTGGATTGGATCAAGACCCTCATAGTTGAGGAGAGGTGCCCACTTTTCCTGCAGATGCTCGGATTGGAACATTTGCGTTTACCTTTGGGAATGTTTACGTTTGATTAATATTAAATTCAGTTTTTAGCAACAGCCTGAAGAGTCTTCAGGTATGCAGCCATTGGTCCCGAAATATTTTCGGTAGAATGGTCTACACCTTCGGAAAGGGTTTCAGTATGTGCTTTAGGAGTTTTATTTGCTGGGAAATAAGATTCCTTCAGCATCTCCAGTTTTTCACGATATTCTTCTTCACTTTCAAACTCAACACTTTCGGCAAGTGAAGCGAGCTTCTCTTTCTGAGTAGCAGCAAGGCCCTCAGAAATCTGATCGAAGATTCCATCAGCAACCGACTCTGCGAGTCTTTGGTTCAGTTGGATATTCTTCTCAATCTGCTCGTTGAGTTTTGTCTCCATGTCATCAAGTTTTTCTACCATGCTCTCAAGGACATCATATTTATCTTCAGGGATTGATACATAATGTGCTTCAAAAAGACCCTTCATTCCTTCAAGGAATGATTCGGTCATCTCAGTCTTAAGACCTTGCTCGACTGCCAGTTCATTTTCGGTGAACCATTCGTCAGCAACGTACTCGAGGTAAGAATCAACTCTTTCCTTGAGTGCTTCTTTGATTTCTTCGACTTCTTCTACAAGTCTCTCTTCATATTGTGCTTCGAGAGCTTCTTTGATTTCTCCAACTTTTGAAAGCAGAGCTGCTTCAAAGATTGTTTTTGCTCTTTCTTTAAACTCTTCGGAGAGTTCTTCACCACCAAGGAGAGCATTAACATCATCTTCGATGTTATACTCTTCTACGGTTTCTTCTTCAACAACTTCAGTTTCTTCTTCGACAACTTCTTCTTCTTCAGTCTCTTCAACTTCAGCAAGAACTTCTTCATCATCAAGATCTTCTTCTTCTTTAACTGATTTCATAGCATCAGCAGATTTAGCACCTTTATTTACAATATCCTTAACTTGTTTAAGGGTTGCTCCAGGTGTCTTCAGTTTTGCTGAGTCGTCATCAGATTTATAATTTTCTGGGGTAGGACCACCCAGATCTTCATAAGAACCTGCGATTGAAGTATCCATTGGATCTGCTGCTTTTGCACCAGCATTAACAGCGGTCTTGGATTGCTTAGTGCCTACTTCCATTTCTTGTAAATCTCCACGAGACATTTGAACTCTCCGTTTAACCTTAGTTTAAAACTATATTTATTTATAAATTAAAGATTTGCTAGAAAATCACTGAATAAGTTTAACTTATTTTCTTCTAACTTTTTCTGATCTACAAGAGTATTAATTGTCTTGTAAGTTTTCTGTGCATACTTCTCACGAAGGATGCCACCATCCCATACCCATTCTTTACCCTCCATAATTCCTTCAACAAATGCATCGGGTGCAGAAGGGTCTGCTACGATATCAGCAGCAGTTGCAAGCATGAAGTCATCACCAACAATATTGACTCCCTCACGAGTTAACTTAAGTGAACCAATACCACGAGAAGAAACACCAAGTTTCACACCTTCAGAAATCAGAGATTCTGCAATCTTTCCCATAGGGGTAGAAAGAATCTTTGCTTTTCCAATAAAGTTAGAACCACTTTCTCTCAGAGAAACAATCTTGTGGGAAACTCTATCTAAGTTTACGGTAGGACCATCTGGATGTCCAAGTTCTCCAAGTGCTCTACCGGCAAGAACATGATTCTCATTATAACGAGCAACTTCACGACGAAGAGTTTCCATAGGATACATACGACCATTGCGGTTTTTAATGTCTCCTTGGAGGAAAACTCCTTCGATGTAAAGTGATTTTTTACCGTCCTTGTTTTCGACGATAAATTCTACCTGTTCGATTTCTTCTCTAATGAGTTTCATTTGATTAATTGGTAAGTCCTACTTTTGCTGCTTTAATGGATGATGAAGTCCATATAACATCAGTTGGAAGTTTCTCCAGAAATTCAATGGAGTTTCCAGGCATTGTAAAATAGTTTGTAGTTGCTGCTCCAACAATTGTAGAAACACCAACCGTAACAATACCTGCAGTGTCATTATGAATTCTTACACAAGTAGCACTTCCAATACTTGTAGCAGCACCTGCAGATGCACCTGTAGAAACTTCAGTCTCAATTATCTTAGTTCTTTGCATTTTTATAATAAAGTCTTATACTTTTTATTTATCATTCTTCGTAGTCTTCATTATTTTCTTCTTCAGTTTCTCCACTGAAAAGAAAATCTGCCACTTGTGGTTTGAAAGAATCAACTCTTTCAGATGCTTTTGCAAATAAAAGATCTTTAATTTTATCACTAATATGAGAGGGACTCTCATCACTAGTAATCATATCCATTAATTCATCCATGATTTTAATCAATAGTATTCTGAGTTATTTATTAAATTTCCCCACCCTTTGGTATTTCTACCGTTTTCTCCACAGATCCTAAGTCTGGTTCCGTGACAGGTTTTCCTAAATCCATACTTGCAGGATCTGCCTGAATTGGTTGTCCTGTTTCCGGATCTACTTGCATTTGAGATGGATCTGGAATAATTCCCTCTTTAATTTCCTTTTTAATCAACATATCTTGCTCAACGATCTCTTGATCAGTTTGACGAAGAACTTTTCTTCTAAGATAATCTTGAGAGAAATATCTCCCAACATATGGTTCTGCAGTCGCTGCCAAACTAAGCCTTTCGTTTAAGAGTTCGGCATCTTTAAGTTCTGCAAAATGATTATCATATAAGAAATCATATTGAATATGCTCATTCATAATCTCCCAGTCTTCGGGAGTAATAATATTCTTAAGAATAAGTTGAGTTTTCAACATGTCACTAAACATATTAGAGAATCTCTTTCTCAAACGACCAACGAACTTGCTGAATTTGAGTTCATCTCTTAAGATTTCTGATGAACGTCCAAGATTAAAACCACCTTCTCCACCTATTCTAGTTGGTGGAACATTTAATGATTTATAGAGTTTTTCTTGAAAATATTTGATATCTGTAATCTCTCCGAGATTTTGACCTCCAGGAAGAGTAGAGATTTCGGTTCCTCTACCACCTTCACGTCGAGGAAGCCAAAAATCTTCAAGCATACTCATGTATTTTTTGTCATCACGGATTTCCCCGGTGTTAGCATCATATACTAACTTATTACGATATCTCATCATTACATCTCTGAGATATTGCTCTGCCTTTACCTTGGGAAGATTTCCAACATCAATATAGAAAATTCTTCTTTCCGGAGCACGAGATAATCTATAGATAACAAGTGAATCCTCAATCATCCTTAATTGATTGAGTGACTTGATTGCTTTATGGAGATAAGAAAGTGTTGATCCCTTATTTCTATCTACAAGACCCGAAGTACAGTAAGTAATAGAATCTTTAGACATTTTGATTCCATTATTAGCACCAGATGCTGTTGGATTTGCGGTGGGGTAAGCTGTTTTGGGACTATAAACAAAATATTCTTCAATCTCCGGGAACTCATAATCCATAGGATTATCAGATCTCATATTCGATAGACGGAGATGGTCATCTTTTTTCTTCTTGTTTTGTCTCACATAACGCATCTTAAGGGCATCAATATAACGAAGTTCCTGAATGCCCTCATGTGGATTTTTCAAGTCAATCACTTTATGATAGTAAAGACGACCATCAATATACCAATTTCTGTAGATTTCGTGAGATTTTTTATCAAAGTCGAGTAGTTCTAAAATATATTTAAACTCTTCTCTAATTTTTTTCTTGATACCATCGCTTGCGTTCAGATTATCTAAATCAATCTGAACAGGGCTATCATTTGTATCTGATACAATAGCTTCATTTACAATATCTTCAATAGCACTATCACATTCTGGATGAAGTGCCATCTCACGATATCGTTTGATTAAATCAAACTCGGTTCTATAAACTCCTTCAATATCGACATAAGAACCAAAAAAACCACTACTCAAGTAGTGGTCAGTCCCATCCTCGTTATTTTGAGGAACAGGACTGACTATACTTGATGATAGTGGTTCGTTATTCTCAATAGAGAATCCAAACAATTTTGCCATTATTAAAGTTTCTATCTACTTATGATCTATTTATTATGCTCCAGTTCCAGGTGCTTCTGGGAAGTAGTACTGAACTTGGAAGTCAACAGTAAATTCTTCAATTGTGTCTGAAGAATCATATGAGAGATCAATAGCGGAAACTGCAGTTGGGAAAATATCGATAAAACGATATTGTGCCAAGATATTTGCGTTGTCACCAGTCGTGTTATTGCCTTGAGTGTTTGATGGGCTTCTGCCAAGTTGATAAACGATAGCTTGACCCATGTAATCTGAAGGGTTTGCAAGACCGGAGTGATCTCCATATTGAGCAAGGTTTTGCATCCATGCTTCAAATGCTCTTCTGTGTGAGAAGTTTTCATCGTTGATGATGGTTACGGTCCATACATCAAAAGTTCTGTCTCCAGCAACTTTCAGAGTACGACCTCTGAAAGGAACATCGATTGATGCAACGTTCGATGCTGGAAGTGCAGCTGCTTTACAAAGAAAACGGAAGTTCTCTTTATCAAACTGTCCAGTTCCATCACCTTGAACACCAAGACTTACTCCTGCTGGAAAGGTAACATCAACTTCAAACAGATTAGGACGAGCACCACCACCAATCAGTTTTGATTTGAATTGTGAGATGCCTCTTGTTGGAATTTGTGCCATTTTTAGGTTCCTCCTTTAGTAATTTATAATCTAAAATCAAACTCTGCCAGCAACTTCTTCGAAACTTACACCAGTTCTGGTGGCAACGAAGGTAAGTGTGACGTAGTTAATAGACTTAGCTGGTTTCAGGAAGATGTCAGCTCTGAATTCATTATTATCAATTACGTCAGGAGTGTTATTTGTTTCATCGCAAACTACCAGGAATCCATAAATACCTCTCTTTGCCTGAACATCACGGAGATATGGTTCAACAATATTAACAAAGTTTGCTCTCGTAATTTGATCGTTCAGTTCAAAGAGTTGTGCCTCTGCTGACTTCTGAAGTGCTTGCTCAACGGTCAGGAACAGACGACGAACGTTGATTCTATCGAATGCTGATGCATATCCAAGAGCAGTCTTATCACCAAAGAGAAGAATGCCAATTCCAGGTTGATTAACAATAGAGTTAATTCTTACTGGGTACAGTTGATCTCTTTGTGCCTTATTTGGATTATATGCGAGTTTAATCGCATTATTCAAGATACCTCTTTGCTGTCCTGCAGGTGAGAACCAAGGATAAGCAAAGATTGAAGTTCTTACGCATAAACCAGCAACATCTGGGTTGCATGGAATATAACGGAACTTATTGTTAAATCTATCGTAGGTATATTTGTATCCACTATCAAAGATTGCATATGAAGAAGATGAAAGTGGGGCAAAGAATTTAATAATGTTGTCAGTCTGGGTATCCGTATTCGTAATTGGTCCACCATCTCCCTGAATAACATCAGATCTATGTGGAGAAACAACTGCTATACAATCTTTTCTATTATTTGCAATTGAAATCAAATGATTTGCTTTTGCTTGAGATTCGAACTTATTACCAAGACCAGGACCCATGATAAGATAATCAACTGCGATCTCATCCTTATTGGAGAAGAGATTGTATGAAGTAAAAAGATTTCCAAGTGTTGCTGTCATTCCATTTGTTGGGGAATAATCAACACCACCACCAAGAGCATAGGTTACATTTCCTAATGCACTGAATGTAACTCCTTGTGCGAGTTGGTTCCATTGACCCTCACCCTCAGTTACCTTAACATATCCTGAAGAGAATCCAGTTGCTATTGGAGAAGTTCCATGGTAACTATCTGATCCTACAGAAGGATTATCTCCAACATAAACATAAGAAGAATATAATGCCAGATAATCTTTCCAGAAGTTTCTTTGTGGGGAATTAATTGCCGAGATGGAATCTGATGCTTTAGAAAGATTTAAATGCCTCTCTAAAAGATTTCCTTGAATTCCAGTTACGGATCCGGTGTCATCAACAATAACTACGTGGAGTGCATCATTTTTACCCTGCCTATCTAACACATAACCATTGCTAACTGGTTTTGGTGCGATAGAACTCCAGAAAATCGTAGTATTTGTTAAATTCAAAGTCTGTTGATCATACCAATCAACAACAGAATCTGCTACGGTTACGGTTCCATTTCCTGTTGCAACACCCAAATCATCATAGAAAATAATAGAATCTAATGCTTGGAATGATGAGTTTGCATCACCTTGAGAATATGAAATAGGATATTCTACACCAGCATCAGTTGCAGCAGAAGAAACTCTTGATACAACCTTAATATCAATAGTGCTGTTTCCTGTAGTTGAAGCAGTAGAAACTCCAGTAATAATACCTTTAATATATCCATTAAATCCTGTGGTTGATCCAACACCAGGAATAACTGCATTGACTAAAGGAGTTGTAATGCCATATCCAACAATAGCACCAGCAGCACTAGGATCTGTTGTGGTAATTCCAATAGTTTGATCTGCCTTATCATCAATCATACAGATCTTAAGATTGTTTGCCCAAGAACCAGGATTCTTTGCGGCAAATACATAATCTGCTATATCATCAGCATAACCATTTGCTTGATAATCATCGAAGTTTTTGATCTTCAGTGTAGTTGTATATGCAAAACCTACACCAGCGTTTGCGTTATTTAAGGATGTCCCGTCAGTTCTTACAACCTTAAGAACGCCACCATATGAAAGGAATGATGATGCACTCATCCAGTATTCATATTGTCCATCGGTAGACATTGGCTTACCGAATACATTAATCAGTTCTTGTTCTGTGGTAATGTCAATTGCATCATCAACTGGACCAATCGAGAAAGGACCCGCAATTGCTCCGATATTATCTAAAACATTATCAGCTCTTCCTACAGTTAAGTCAACCTCTCTGACGAGTACGCCTGGAGATAATTGAGGAGTCGCCATGTTTTTCTCCTGATACTTCAGTTTAACTGAAAATATTTATGAAAATGGACTTTTTGAATGGGGAAATGGTGTGTGAACTAAAATATAAGTAACTACCAATCAGGATATTCCCATTTATCCAAAACTCTTGTTGTCATTCTACTAGATACTATCCTTTTGATCGTACATTCTTTACATTCATAAGAATATGAAGAAGGAACGGGACCTCTATCCTTTCTCGTTCTATAAAATCCATCAATAAGATTTTTTACTTCACCACATACTCTACACTTTCTATCATTCAATAGTAAGTGTCCTAGTCTAATCTGACCGTCTATGTCCATTAGGATAGATACTCCCACATATAAGATCTATCACCATATTCATCTGCATACCAACGATCTCCTTCAGAATCTACAAAACTATTACCATCCAATCCATCAACGATGAATCCAAATGGTGCCATATCCTGCTCAATTTGATTCTTCTGTTCTTCATAGATTCTCTTGCGAACATCTTGATCGGTAAGTTCTTTGAAGTAATCTTGTGCGACCAACCAAGCATAAATTACCAAGCACATAGCTAAGTCATCATTACATCCTTCTTCTGCTTCGAAAGAATTGTGCTTCTGAATAAAGGTTGTGAGTTCTGCAATAATCTCATAATCGTTAATGAGAAGTTTGTTTTCTTCAATCATCGTCTTGAGGTTTAAGCATCCAACCTTCTTCACGGTCTTTGACATTTTTACACCAAGTTGAGTCTTCTTGCCAGAGAATCCCTGACCCACGATTTGACCTGCTCTACCACGCATAGAACACATAAGAAGGTTATTATACTCCAAGTCATAATGAACGATACTTGCTACCTGATCTCCAACATCATTTACTTCACATAATATGTAAGAGTCATTATAGTTCTTTGCCACATCCACAATAATGCTTGGGAATAACATCGGTTTAATTTCGTTGTTTCGATACTTTGCAACTACTTTGTGTGGGAATGTTGTGATATCTATGACTGCGAATGCTGAGTAATCATTTCCAACACCACGAGCAACATCAACAGTGATTACATAATCATGATTCTCTTTTACATCTTCATAAACATCTAAACCTGCACTTCGTTTTAGTGGGTGGTCATAAACAAGACTCTTAAGTTTACTGGGTGCAATAAGAGTGTCAACAGATCCTAAGAACTCGCACTCAAACTCAACCTTGAATTGTTGATCAGATGTGTTTGCAATTGTTTGAGCTTTCCAGACTTCATCTCTACCAGGGACTTCACTCCAGTGAACATCTGTTGGAATATATTCATTTTTCCTCTTTTCAGCATCATGCCACATACGGTAGAAGTGATTCATACCATGTGGTGTGGAAACAATAATTACTTTCGTACTTTTACCAGAAGTAATAGTAGGATAAACAGATGCAAAGAAAGAATCTGCAATATGATTTGGAACGAATGCAAATTCGTCCAAGAATAAAATGTTAAATGACATTCCTCGGACAGCAGATGCTGATGTGGATGCCGCAAGAATCTTAGAACCGTTTTCTAATTCCAAAGAACCTTTGTTCCAAGATATAATACCCTGCTGCATCCACTTGGGCAAGTTTTCATAAGCAGTCTGTAACCTGTCCAGGAGCTCCCTTGCAGTCGCTGCTTTGTTTGCAAGGATACCTATGTTCACATTATCATTAAAGACGGCATAGTGGAGCAGGAAGGACACAACAGTGGTTGATTTACCAGTCTGTCGTGGCATCTTACATATATTAAATCTGTGATTGTGGAAGTTGTTGACTAACTTCTCCTGAAACGGATACATCTGAAAAGGTTGTAGTCCCTTATCCAGAGTCACAATCTTCACATAGTTCTTTGCAAAGTAAACAGGATCTTCTTTACATTTTACAAACTCTAAGATTTGTTCTTGAGTGAATTCGATCGGCGTATTTGCTTTTTTTAATAATGGATTACCAAGATATACATCACTCATAATTAATCTTCTACATAGATGAACGAAGCACTAGCAGCAGTCATATTGCTTGAAGATGAAACAACTGCTGTTAGATAGTTATTCGGTGGAATGTGAATGCCAATATTAGACAAATCAACATCAATTGTTGAATTACTTGTCATATGAAATGCTGCAATTGGTGGAGTTGATTGTGCTGGTAAAACAAACAATCCAGTGCTATCTCGTGAAGCAAAAAGAGATGCATTGAATTCTGTTTGGGTAGTCCATCTCAGATAATTTGTAGTTATTGGATTGTAATACAAGTATATAACTGCAGGATCTCCAACTGTATTTACTGAAGCAGTAAGTCTCATTGGGAGAAGATCACGAGTATTAATCTTACCTTGATAAATTAGTCTATTTTTGAGTGAAATAAGATGATAAAGAGAACCAGGAGTATTCATTGCATCAGTTCTTGTTGCAGTTACTGAATATGGGAGTCTTGTTCTTTCGACAATACCTTCAATTGCTCCTAAGAAAGATGCTCCTCTACAAGTAACAACACCAACACCATTATTTAAATTTGCTGCCACATATCCAACTTTCATTGATGGATTGTCTAGATGTGGATACTCATTTTTATTTGTATAGTGCTCGTGATGGAAGAAAATCATATCCCCATTGAGAGGATTTTCAACTGCATAACGAATTTCTCCTGCACCCAACCAACGGAAGTTAATTTGATATACATTTAACTTTGATGGATCTAAAGTGATCCCAGAATATCCTGTGCCATCAAGTTTATCAATACTAAAATCTTCTTGGAATGTCCAATTTTCAGTTTGTGTTTCTCCGACTTGTCTTGTTTGTTGAGTAAAAGTTATAGTTGCGGTGCTCGTAATATTGAATGTATTAGTTTGTGGACCAAGAGATGTAGCCAAAAATCTTAATCTACTTTGATCATATTCCAAAACATATAAGGCATTAAAAAGTGCTTGTGATCTTAGTCCTTGTGCAAGTTGGGAAATATTTCCCTCAATAGTTCCTGAACTTAAAACTACTCCAGTAAATGTAACACCATTTAATGTAACAGTTACAGTTCCATTTGCTAAGGCAGTGAAGTTAAAATCGTGGATATGTGCTTTTCCTCCGTTAGCACGAAGAACACCAAACTGTCCATTGGTGTGAGCATATCCAATTTGAACTGCTTGCTCCTGGTTAAATAAACCTACCCTTTGAGTAAATCCTACAGGATTATCCGAAAATGATGCAGTAAATCTGGTAACAGCACCTTGACCTGGACGGTATCTGAGAAAGTTAGTACTTCTTATAACACCATAAGAGTTTGCATCTGAACCAGCACCTACAGTAAATCTAGAATCGCCGTTAGTAGCAATTCCACTTGCACTAAATGTAAATGTCTCAAACTCTCTAGGATCCAATCCATATACAGCATCACCCTGAATCTTTGGTGTTAATGGTATAGCAAGGTTTTCTCCAAAAGCAGATTTAGAACATGCACCTTCATTTAGAAGATTTCCATACTCATCAGCACGAATATAAACTTCATGAAGTGTTCGTTCTTGATTAAGATAATCTTGTGTAGATTTATTCCACTGAGCCATTAATTCAAATCCAATCTAATTTTGCGGGATGATATCTCTTATCGTCGGTTACTCGAATAGAACCTTTTGAGTTCTCGTTAATGTATATATTCTGAACAATTGAACCCGGATATTCATCTTGGAGATATTGAGTTAACTCATTCTTTGTTGGAATGCCATTTTCAGTTACCATAGAAATTCTATGGATGTTTCCTCTGTAAATAATATCCGCAGAAAACTCTTCTGTCTGCGGTTCAGGTTGATTATTTCCACCAACAATCAGAGTTCCATTGAAATCTCCGGAAATGTTGATGCTTTCTGATAAGAATTGTTTGAATGATTTCATTTTAGTTACAGTTCCAACGACGAAGAGCTTTATTAATTCTGGAATCAGGATCTCTTGCAGTTTCGGCAGAGGTTAATCTTTTTTTCATTCCGGTCATACGACGGCAAAAGGACTTACGACGTTCAGCCCTCTTGCCCGTAGGCTTTTTTTCGGTTACTGCAGTTTGTAGTTTTGAACCTGGATTCTCTTTACGATATGCATCAACTGCTTTCTGACTGAGACCATCAGTTTTATCTTTACGATTTACTGATTGCCAATCTTCAGTTTGTAAAAAAGGTTCTCCTGGTTCATATTCAGCAACATGATATGACTGAACTCTTGCACCGGGATATACTTTTTCAATCTGATCTTGAACATCTCTTCTGCTTGGAACAGATACTTGTGGGAAGAAAATCTTAAGTGAATAAAACTTTCCTTTCCAAGTTAACATTACATGCATCAGATTTCCAGTCTTTGCTGGAATTCTTACTGCTTCTTCAAGTTCAACATCTTCACTTACAGATTTCCATCCACCACCTGCTTTTTTATATTCTTTTGCTGCCCAACCATTAGCATAGGCAGATGGATATACATCAAACTTTGCTTTTGCTCTGGACTTCATTTTGGACCAGAGAGTTGGATTTGTTGGAACATTTTTTTCATTAATAACTTCTGCTTCCAACTGTAAAAGAATTTTATCTACAAGTTTAATATCTTCTCCGAATAATTTTGGTCCCTTTGTTTTTCTCTCTGCTGCTGCCCTTTCTCCTTCAGTAGAACCTTTTTGAGCAAGAGTTCTAATTTTTTGAGCACGTTGTGCTTGTCTATGTTTTTGTGGATCGATAGTTAAATCTGACTCACTTACAGGAACACAATTTGGAACTTCTTTACCACCTTTCTTCTTCATACCCACTTGCTTATATCCAGTCCAGCAAGGTCCTTTTGCTTCCTCAATATCATGTTCACCACTATCTAAGTAGTCTGCGGCACTATCGAGATAGTCTGCTGCTTTCGTGATCTTAGACTGTACCCACGCTTCAATATTTCCCTCACCTTTACCCATTTTTTTCTTAAGTCTCTTTACGGCATTTTCTACTGTAGAAAGTTCGGAACGAGCCATAGAGTGCTCATGATCTTTTTGTTCATTTGTTGGGTGAATTTGTGCAATATCATACTTTGCCTGATTTGTCATAATTGCGGGAGGCATTGAGAACATATCCCAATATCTTGGACCATATGCACACTCACTTCTAGTTTCATTTTTTTGACACTTGGGACAATATCTAACCGATCCCATTTGTTCCTGAATTTTATTAGATACCATCTTTGGTTTTCCTCCTTTTCCTGGACGATCTGCTACTGGATCTTCTTTTCTTTTTCTTTTTACAGCAGCAGCAATCTCATCCTTAGACATTTTTGCTGCCTTTTCTTTTGAAAGACACTTTGGTTTACCTTCTCCAGGTTCACGAGCACACTTACCAATTCTCTCACCTTTAGTATTATAACGATCCCATCCACCGCCACCTACTCCACCTTCACTACCAGTTCCAAACCACTTACGAAGATCTTCATCTACTCTTTTCTTTCTTCCTTGGCAGTGAGCTTTCTGTGAAAATCCTTTTGGATTATCACAGTCAATCGATTTTTTATATTTTTCACTCCAACCTTCATAAGCCATACCTCTACGAGTATGCTTAAGTTCTCCTTTTTGCTTTGCCATCAGAGTTTTAGAAACTTTTCCAAAATCCTTGATAGGATTTTCGTCGGGAACTGGTTTCTTAGGATTGTCGTAAATATCAACATCTCCATCGGCATCACGATCAACATATTGAACGGTTGAATGATGAACCAACTGTTTCATATCCAAATTGGGATCAAGCTGATGTTGCTTTTTTCCAAGATGTGGAGTTTTATGAGTAAATTTGGTGAACTGGGGTTTCATCAAATAATATCAAGGATCTTTCTATATTTATGTTTTTTCATCAGTAAGACCATTCTTCAGTAACTTTGATAACTCTGCTGTGGAACCAACAAAGAGTGCATTAGTAACATTTGTAGGTCCTTTGACCTTTTGCTCATCAATATCTTTAAGTTTCTTTTGAAGATCAATAAGTTTATCTGTTGCATCAGCAACATTCTTGATAAGTTGCCCTGCAACTTCGTATGCTCTAGGCATCTCACTTTCTTGAGCAAGTTCCAAAATACCATTAAGAGCTTCTTGACCCTTTTCGATAATTGAATAGAGATTACCTCTAGTATACTCATAATCTTTTTTGAGATCGTTTGATACTGAGGCTATAGATTCTACTTTTTCCTCTATGGATTCCACTTCCCGAGATACTATATCTCCAGCAACATTAAATGCATCATTAAGATCATCGAATTTTTTTGTCATTTTCATACTCTTTCATTAAAACGAACCATTAAATCCAAAGTCATCACCAAACTGAATAAGATTTGCATCTGCCGTTGTGATTAATTTAACTTCAGCGCCTGAAACATGAGCAGTCGATGAAGTTTTATTATATGCTCTTTCAACAGTTACCTTGTTGCCAGACTTAGAAGCTACTCTAAAGTTTTCATTATCAATAACAATAACACCTCCAACAGAAATTGAAGATGCATCATTGACTTCAATTATAGTTGCAATGTTAGTAATATCCTTGGAAAGATTTGTTATTACATTATTTGTATAACTCTTAGTTGCGGATGGTTCCACTGAATAAGTAACTTCTCTTGTTGGAGTGTTTGTTCGATCTCCAGCAATATATCCAACAGAAACTTTTTGAATAATATCTTTGGAAACATCTGCAACAGGACCAAACAGATAAGTCTTGGCAGTAAATCTTAGAGTATAAATGAGTGCCCTTCTAGTTGAGTAATCACCTTCATAATCATCTTGCATAGAAATTCCTTCGAGAACTACAGGAATGTCTCTTTTTTCTCCAATAGTTTCGACCAAATCAACACTCATGGTGTATGCTGGTTGAAAATATGGAATTATTTGCTCAATAATTTGAAGCATATCATCATTTAACTTAGTCATGATACTAAGTTCAAATGACATATTATACGGAACTGGCATATAAGACTTTCTTGGCTTAGTCTTATCTGCAGTTACTGCTGATAAAAATGTTTGAGTGGTTGTAACCTTCCTTGAAGTATCATAAGTCAATCCAGTGAACTCAAATGACATTCTTGGGAGTGACATTTGGACAGGTTGATTTAAATTTGGTGCCTGCTCCAAACGTGCCAAAAACTTTTGGGTGGGTCCGTAAGCAAGAGGAACTTTTATGTTGCTTACAACCGCATCCGAATCATTAGTATGTTGAATAGAAATATTATTAAATAAAGAACCAAATGATACAATAGTTCTTCTTAATATTTCGTGATAAAAATACTCAAACATTTGTCATGAGATTGTGATAAACTATTTATGGATTTCCAAATGGATTGGATTCACTGAAGTCTATTATATTATCTGCTTCTGTTTCTATAACATCATTTTCTGCATACTTATCTATAGTATTATAGTTATTTACGATTCTGACTTTATAAGTTGCTCCCGATTTAGACCCCGTTAAAACATCACCATTTACAAATGATCCTGTTATATTTGAAACTTGAAGTACGTTTGTAACAGAATTCCAGTTTCTGACAACTGCAGTTGTTGAACTAATACTTCCCACTACAGTTTCATTAAAAATATAAGTTCCTATTCCCGACGAATATGGAGATGCTATAGTTATAGTTGGAGCAACGGTATATCCTAAACCAGCATTTGTGATATAGATCGATGTTACAACTCCTGCGGTGTTTATTTTTGCTCTTGCAGTTGCAGTTATTCCTGCACCTGGGGAACCAGTAAAAGTAACTAATGGAGAAGAGTCATATCCAGATCCTCCGGAAGTTACTGTAATAATGCCAACTATTCCATCACCAATAGTTGATGTTGCAGCTGCTCCAGCACCACCTCCACCGACAAATACTACAGAAGGAGCAACTGTATATCCATATCCTGGATTTACAATTTCAACCCCCTGAACTTTATAATTTTCAGTGTTTCCATTACAATCAACTAATCCACCAATAAGAGTCGCAATTCCAACCGCAGTAAGACCTCCAGAAGGTGCTGATGAAATAGCAACTCTAGGTGCAGAAGTATAACCATTACCTCTATTGGTTACTGTTATAAATCTTACTCCACCGTTAACTATTCCTGTCAGTGCAGTTGCTGTAGATCCAACACCAACCATATTCAGTGATTGGATAAAACCTTCCTCCACAATATTATCATCTATTTCATCGAAACCAGTATCAACAATTTCATCTTCATATCTGAAAAGTTCGCACCTTAACTCATAAACATATGTTTTTTGAAGTTGATAAAATGGTTTTTCATGCTCTACAAATTTAATTTCAAATAATCTATCTCCAAGAGGAAACCAAATTAAATCACCTTCTTTTGGTCTAGAAGACAATTTTATATTTGGTAGATTTTTTGATAGAGGAGCAATATAAGTTTCAAATCTTTCCTTCGAAATAATCAAGTTTAAATCATTTAATGGTTGAACTCCAAATTTTGATAATATAGTTCCTTGCCCCTCATATCCATCATAAGTATCTACATAAGCTTCTATAGGATACGCGTTATCAAATTTAGACTCAATAACCTCTTTTATTACTGTTTTTTCGGTAACATATTTTCTCGGAAGATAATAAACCTCAACTCCATACATTCGGAGTTGTTCATTAATCAAATCCTGTATTAATCCCTGTTCTGCTGCAGAACCTTGAAGAAAAAATGGATTTAACATATTATCCAATCATATCTAGTGGTGGAAGTTCATAAGTATTGGACATCTTTTCCATGATGTTTTCAAGTTCTTTTTGTGCATCATCATAAATTTGTCTTCCATTAAGTTCTATACCTCCAGGAAGTTTTACTCCTTGGAACTTAATCAAGTTTTGTCCCCACTGTTTTTTTATCAGAGATGTCAAATACATTTTTAAGAAAGAATCATTCCAAACTTTAGAATAATCATTTGGATCTAAACTTCTATAACAATCGATAATCAAATAAGTTCCTGCGGTTACTGATCCCCAATCAATATCTAAGTATAAACGATCTTGTCTTTTATTAAATCTAATTTGTTTTTGTGTTGTTAGTAAAAAGTTAATATCTTCTAAGTAAGTTTTTACCATTGCATAAGTTAAAAGTTCAGTGGATCCCCAATAGTAAATATCATTTAAGAATAATTGATACTTCACACTGAACATATTATTTGTGATAGTATTAGTTCCATCAAAGTGGAATATCTTATTTACACCAATAACTGAAGGTGGGATTTGAAGATAGTTTCCACCTTCATAAAAGTTGAACTGAGTGGTCAAACCTACATTATGATTTACTGTTATTGTGCTTATTCCAACTCCAGATGTTGGTTGTGCTCTACCTCTGTTAATATCATCATCAGTAATCTGATATTTTAAAAATGTTGGATATACACCATCAAAATGTCTTTCTTGGAAAAACTGAATAGCATCATCAACTAAATCTTCAATTTGTTCATCCGCAACATTAATTTCCAAAACTGGAGCACCCAGTTTTCTCTTGCAGTAATCAATTAATTCTTGTCTAGTTGATGGTTGTGCCATTAGAATTTAGATACAACTTCTTGCTGTTTTAAATATAATTTAATATAAGACTTTGCGTAGTTCTTAAGAACTTCAATATCATCTACACTATCTATATCTCTAGAAAGTTTCTCATATTCAAACATTTTATTTACATCATCTAATTGTATTTGATTAGGATTCATTTTGTCAAGTTCCTTAATAAATCTTTGATTTCACCTAGATCATTTTTGACCTGATTGATATCACTTTCAAGTTTCTCTATTCTATTTAATTCTTTTTCTTTAGTTTTTTTCAAATTCATATATGAATTATATGATAAAGAATCGGAATTCACTATCATATTTGTATTAGCATCTCTATAAAGATTTGGATGATTTTCTACTTTAATTTTTTTCATGATCATGCAAGTGCGATAACTCTAAGGTCTCTTAATCTTGGTGGATATGCCTGACTTGTAGAAGATCCAATAATCTTAATTGTAAAATATCTAAACGAAGGTAAATTATCTACAGTGAATTCATAGTCTTTAAATTCTATCGTATTTGAATCAAATCCAATAATATCAGTCTTGGCAAACTTAGAATCCGGAGTGCCATCACTTAGAGAATCATTGGGTTCTAATCCAGAATCTAATCTCTGCTTATTTACATATCCGGGGAATGGATAGTATATTGGGCTTTCGTCTTTATTACTTAAAACAGAATATAAAACTCTTAAATCACAATAAGTATTAATATGTGCAGAAACTAATACCTTAATAGATGTTGCAGAATTTTCTAATGAAAGGGTATCTGTAGCATAAACAAAAGACGATGGATCATTTTCTAATGTAGAAACTCTATCATCAGTTGCATAATTTTCAATTGGATTATTAATTCTATTTGTTGTAAAAATAACACCAACTCTATCTAAATCGATAACAGGAGAAATGTAATCATTTGAAGTAAATAAATTGGAAGTTAGAGTAAAAGATTTATTTCCCGGTAAATTTGAAAGTTTTGTTGATTCATTTATTTGGGAACATATTAGTCTAGGATTTGTGAAGTAGTTGTTTGAATTTAAGTTTATATCTTCAAATCCACGATCTAAGAATGAAGTTTCGGAACCATCAACACTTGTGCCACTAACTGTTCTAACAAATGAACTAATACTAGTCCCTGGAATGGTCAATGTTTGTACCGTTGGTCTTATACTTTCAAACTGTATATTTTGAGTTGCTTCAATACCAGAACCTCCAGAAGATTTCGTATCATTGATATAAAGATTTGGGAATGAAGATGAACTTCTATTGGTTATTCCTTGCGGTAGAGGTCCAGTGTACTCTGTATTTGAAGTGTTTATCTTTAATGTATAATAGTCAAGATCTATTGGATCAGAAACAGATGCGTCAGATAATATATGTTGTTTATTGATTCTTCTTAATGAAACTCCTGCTACTTCATACTTATATACGAATGCTCCAGCATCATAACTAAATGAATTAGTTCCATCAATTCCTCTAGTTATTCCGGTTAAAGTGTTTGAACTCACTCCCTCATAAGAAATTATTTCATCACCAATTAAGATATATCCTGGATTTGTACTTGCTACTCCTACATTTTCAAAAGTTGAAAAATTAGTAGCATCTTGTAAAATAATTTCTGAAGTAGAAGTTGATTCATATCCTGTTGTTAAGATAGTCGGCAAAACATCAGATTCAACTCCGGAAATTATTACAGAGTTTTCTGTTGCGTGCATCCCATGATTTTTATGGTTCACTTTTATGTGAAGTCCATCTGTTACTTCTATTAATCCACCAGGAAGAATAGTAACATTTCCACCAACAGATGCATTAAGATCTGTTGTTATTCCGGAATTATTAATATATTGAATAGTTTTTCCTACACCAACTTGAAATGTTCCTTGAACCTGATCTATAATCAGTTGATTTACTCCAAAAATATCGGATACTGAAAACTGCGCATTAAGACCTAAAGAACTAATACCAACCTGAGTTGGTGTTAGCACATCACCAATAACATATCCCGCACCACCACTGGTAATTGTCGCAGCAACTGCTACTCCATTTTGTATGCTGACACTAGCCGTTGCATTGACTCCACTACCCGTTAAACTTGTCAACGAAACATTATTGTAAGTATAGTTTCCTATAGATGGAGTATATCCTATTCCTGGATTAATTACATTTAATGTACCAAAAGCAGATCCTGCAGAACCAACATAATTGCCGGTTCCATTAGATCCTTGTTGTAATATTGTATTCCCTAAAGTTAAATTAGAATCTTGAACTGTTGTACCTAATCCAACTCTAATTCTTTTTGATGTAAACTCTAAAGAATCTTTTAGTAAGTTTGGTACTTGATTATTACCAGATAGCATATCTGGATTATAAAAATTGATACTTCCTTGAGTTTCTATAAATCTTGCCCTATAAAGATTGAATTTCAAATCTTCATATGGACTTTCATTCCAAGTAGATCCATTTTGAGATTTAAATAAACCACCAGAGTTTGGTTGTTTTGTTACAACATTTCTAGAAAATTCTTGTCCACCTCCTAAGGCAACTCTATCAGAAACATTGCTAACATCAAACTCACCAAGATTAGATACCCATACATTATAAAGATCTGAATTCGAAGTTATTACCAAGGCATGAAATGTTCCTCCAGAAAGATATACTGGAGAATCAAAAGTAAATTTTGTCGGGATTAATGCATTATTTGATATATTAACTTGATCTGCGTCAAGGACAACTTCAGAAAATGGATAAACTGAACTTGTAGGATATCCTAGTTCTAAAGGTCTTAATTGAACTGTTACTGGAAGTTGATCGTCTTTAGATTGAAAAAACAACTCAACAGAAGTCACAAATATCCCTGTAGAGGGATTAACATAAAAAGTTTGTGCTAATGGATCTGCTAGTTTCATTTATCCTCAGAATAATTTATTTTTTTATAGTCCCTTTAAGTATATTTAGATGGTTTTACTTGTCACAAAAAGATCAGTAACCTCTCGATCTCGGTGATGAGGATGATGAACGTGAAGATGATGAGGATCTGCCACTGTAACCACTACTTGGTCTTGGTGGATTGGTTATACGACGAGTTGAACCTCTACTTGTACTTGGTAAATTAGGTGAACCTCCAATCAGTGGTTGATTATAATTTGCAGCATACCCACCACTTGGACTTGCTAACTTACCACTTTTCTGTCCAGTTACATATACATATGGGTCAACTGTCCATGCTCCAGAACTACTTGCATTTTGGCCAGTCCAAGTGCTTTGTGCTCCTGGTCTATACTCATATTTTCCATTACCAAGCAATACACCATTTGAAACTGTTCCATCAGTATTAAATGTAACTCCTCCAATTGTCGATCCACTAATAGATGATGGTGAAGAGTTGAAAATATTAACAGACGAAGATGATGGGGGAGAAGAACTAGAACTTCTTGGTCGAGAAGGTGAAGGTCTTACAGTTGATGAAGGGCTTGTTGGTCTTGGAACCGAAATTGGACCTGGACCTGGAGGTGGTGGAATTGGTACGGAGGAAATACTAGTATTAGTATCACTATCAGTTACTGGTTCTGATTCTGTAGCAAGACCGGTCTCAAGTCTAAGATCTCTAGTTACTAGGATATTTTCCTTCGTATTAGTTGCAAATCCTTCGGCATAGAACTTTTCTTCTGCGCTTGTAGTAACTAATCCACCAACTAATGTATTAACTTCACTATTGGTTATCCTGAAAAGTTTAATTCCAACCTTAAACTTTGGTGAAGAAAGACTATTTGGATTTGGAACATAGAAAGAACCTATAACAGTACCAACATTATCCGTAACTAATCTAACATTGGTCACTATTGCTGTTGCACCACTTCTCATTCCTCTTAATTTCATTCCCTTTGTTGCATAACCATTATATGTGCCTTGAGTTATATTTGATAATGAATATGTATCAACATTTAATAAAGTTGATGATTCCGAATAAACAAAAGGTATGGTATTATCTCTACTATATGGATTTAAAGTAAAGATATCTTTGGGTTTATTGTATGCCCCATACTTATGATTAGGTGCTGCTACTCTAAACTTAAATGAACTAGCTTGTGGTGGTGAGATAAATTCTGGTTTTCTTCCAGATCTTCTTCCACCAGGAGTTGGAGCAAGTGTGAGTGTTGGGAAGGATGGTGAAGGTTGATATACAATATTTGGTTCAGCATAAACAGTTTCACCAACTTCAAAAACACCATTAATCATACTAATCTCTAATAATTTCGGAGTGCAATATCTGGTGACATTGACACCATCAAAGAAATTATAAACTTGTGTAAATGGTTTCATTCTCTTGGCAGTAAATTCAATATTTCTCTTCCTCATATAAGGAACTAAATCAATACTTACAACCGAGTCCCCTAAAGATCTCTTATTAAATTCTTCAGATGCAATTTGTCTAGTGCCTGATCTGGTTCTTGTTCCCGTTCTTGTTTTAGTTACAGTAGTTTCAGTAATATTACTAGAACCCTGTACATATTTTTTGACATTATTTTGCGTTGAAGATCCAGTCCAAGTTGTTTCCCAAGAATTCCAGGTAACAGGACCAAATCCAGTTTGAGCATCAAATCCTTCTTTGGAAAGTTGCTGTAAAGTTTTAGTGTAGTTACCCTCTACTTCTATAGATGTAGATGGAAGTCTAACTGGATCAATCCAAACATCAGATGCTGGATATAACTGAATTGTTCCTGAATAGTATGTACTTCTAAATGGAGCAACATTTACTACTTTAGTCGCATATGGTTGAGAAGTTTCTAACTCTTCTTCATAATTCAAAGTTAAGAGTTGTCCAGTTACCCTTACCCCAGATCCTGTCAAATCCTCAACGAATCTCAAATCAACATCAGAATTTGAAGTTTGAGTTAGTCCGAGTAAAGACTCTGACCCAATAACCAAATCTAATTGCGTAGTATAGTGAGTTGGTCTTAATTCGGAGTTTGAAATATCGATGGAGTTTTTAACACCAGTAACTTTTTTCTGATATAAAGTGTTAGCAAAATTATCTACAAAAAATCCTGATTTAAATCTATCTAAACCATTTTCATCCCTAATTGTAAAATTAGAAGTATCAGTTTCCAGTAAGGATAATGTAGTATAAAATTCTAAGTTGCTTATTCTTTCTTCCAACTTTTGAATGTCGGACATTCTATATCTCTTATGTCTTACCAAAGAAACAGTTGCTTCATCAACTGTTTCGAGATATGCAGGTAGAGAAATCGTTGCAATTTCTATTGCATCTGCAACTGGAAGAGGAAGTTGTGGATTTTCTGATGCTTCTCCGGTTTTGAGTTGGAAAAGACCATCTTTAGTGAAAAATATTTTATCAATTCTTGGAAGATAGAATGAATAATCGATAATTATAGATTCATCAGAAGCTAATACTTTAGTGTATTGATTCTGATCGGAAACGAAATTTCTTCCTAAAAATTCAAAGGGAGATCTTGATCCTTCTGATGGAGTAATTGGGGAAACTCTAGGTCTTACATCAATTACATCGGACACTGATCTCTCAGTACCATCAATAACGCTAGGGAGAGTTTTATAGTTAAATTGCTGATATGAATTTACGGTTAAAATATCTCCCCTATCAGATTCCGCAATTTCTGCAGATTCGAAAATTACTCTGATTTTTCTATTAGATTCTTTTATATTGGATTTTCTTATTATTTTTGAGTAATTATAAACAGTTTCTGAGTATCCAGAGTCTAGACTATATCTGTTGGTTATATTGTTACTTCCACCGGAAATATTTGATATTATTGCTTCTATTCCAGATTCTTCGAATCTTACAAGTTCTCCCACAGAGAAAGAAGTATCATTTAAGTAAACAAACCCAACTGATAGATTATTTTCTACCTCTACAAATATTGCAATTTTTTCTCCAGAATCACTGATTATCCTTTCACCAACTATAAGATCTGAAGTTGATCCTGATGGACCAGAAAGTGTTGAAAAAGTTATTGTGGGGATAGTGGGATTATTGGTATCTGTAGATTCAAAAATTCCATATATTCCAGTAACATCGGGGGTTAATAAACAAATCTCTTCATCCTGAACTCTAGTTCCGTATGGATAGTTACCATATGTCAATCCATCATTAAGAGTAGTATTACCAATACCAGATCCCTCATATTTCGAATTGGAAATAACTAGTGAATTAATTCTCTTTTTATTTTTAACTTTTTCTCTAACATTAATCTTTCTTAATGTAGTTATAAGTTTTGCTGGACCATCAGCAGAAAGTCCATTAATATCTAAACCTCTTCCACCAGTGTTAAACTGGAATTTATCTTGACTCAGTGGCTCGATAGTTCCATCATTTCTTATTAAGACATATCTCTCTTCATCATAAGGTAAAAATGTTTCATCAGAAGAAATCAAAGTTGGTGAAATTGTAATACTTCTGGATGAAATTGTTACATCAAACTGTTTTCTTATTGTTAAATTTGATTCAGTTAAATCTACTGATGCAATTTTCTCTTTCGGTAATAATGTATAAAGTGTGTTATCTGTAGAAGGTTGCAGTTTATTTACTAAAATCCTAAAGTCGCTAGGGTCAATGGATACTGATGGAAGAGATCCCTCACATATTCCCGATACTGTTGTTACTCCAGTAATTTCAATGTATGATTTTTGTACGTCTTTTACTCTTGCGTAAGTTGGTACATCAAAATTTGGATCAGAAAATGCTACAAGATTTCCTACCGTAGCAATACCAATAAAATAAAGACCAGTAGAAGTTACAGTACTTACTCCACTACTTGCAGGACTAATATTTACCTGACCAATAATATTTGATGTATATTGAATAGTATCTGCACTAAATGTTGCTCCAACACCAACATTCGAATAAAGTGATTTTACATCTCCAATTCCATAAGATGTAACTGCTGTAGAAACTCTTGTATTTTCAATACCATCAAAAATTAATCTCTCACCAACACTGAATTTACCAGTGATATTATATGCAGTTAATATTCCAGAATTGGAAACATTATATCTTAAGAATCCTACTGCACCGCTAGATTTTCCTTTTATTTGAGTGGGGGTAGATAAAGAAATTGGTTCATTGAGAGAAATTTCGGTATGTGTTTGAATATCATACAATGAAATGTCCCACTCGTTTAGATTTAGATTACTGGTATTATAAGATCCCGATTCTAAAGCAAAATCGTATACTCTAGCAACACCAATCTCCTTACCTGCCGCTATTGTACTTGCTACTCCAGAGATAGTGTAATTATTTGGGGAAGTCCCTACTCTACTATCTCTCAAACTAACATAGTAAGAAGTTGATATTCCGATAGTAGGACATCCACTTACTCTATTTAAAGTAAATGAGGCACCAACTGAATAAATTAACTGTTGATTTGTTACTAATTTGGTAGTTCTTGGTTTTTGGAAATCAATAAAAGTTGTGGAAACTGTTTCACATTCAAAACCACGAACATAAGCTTTGCTTGGGGATATCTGATATGTACCTAAATTATCCGATGGAACATTTCCCGAATAAGTTTGTGAATTTTTTGCAAAAACTCCATTATTTCCCAAGTAATCATTTAAAGTTTCTCGCACAACCAAAGTGGGAGGTATAACGTAGTAATCTCCAGATTCATCATAAGTTCTTCTAGCAAATTCTTTTCTAAGTTCTCCCAATTCAGAGTTTACGACTCTATCAATTAAAACACCATCAAGTATGGAAGCAATCTGAACAAAATTAGAAGGATTTTCAACATCTTGAGGAACTTTTGTTAGAACTGCATTAATAGAAAATCTATCTGCCCCAGGTGCAGCATAGTTTAAAAATCCATTAGCATTGTCATTTAGAGATTGATCTTCATTTGAAGTTATTATTCTTTCTTCAATTTGAAAACCTACTTTATAATTTGGTCTAGTAGAATATCTGTCTAAAAATAATATTTGAGTGGGAACACTTACAAAAGTTCCTCTTAAATAGTATACTCCACTATTTAAAATAAATACTGACCCTACAGACGTTGAATTTTCGGGAAGAGTCCTAGCAAAAGCCTCACCCGAATTAATGAAAATATTTTCTGCCGAAAGTAAAATATCTTGTTCACATATTAACTGTTCTCCATCAATGAATGTATTAGATCCATTAACTCCTGTATCCAGATAATTAATATGGAGAGTGTTATTTCCTCTTTCAGAATCTATCGGACCACTAATAGATATGACTCTAGCTCTTACTCCACTAATCGATCCCCTAATCGTAGATCCAGTCAATAAATCAATATACGTTAATATATCAATCCCATTAAAAAATGGTTCAAGTTCTACTGCATCGAACTGATTATTATATTCCCAATTTCCAGGTATTACGACAGTTCCTTCACTTCTTAAGGTAAAATTGCCAAGTTGTTCAATCTGATTTTGTAAACTAGATTGAATTGACGTTAACTCTCTTGCCTGTATTGGATACCCAGGCTTAAACAGTATTCTTTGATAATTTTTTTGTGGATCGAAATCATCAAAGTATGGGAAAATGTTGAGATTAGTCTGTTGTGGCATAATAGTTTAGAATTGCAAAATTACCTTGATATCTTCTTTTTGGTTTGATGATCTAGTAATGGAGGGTCTATTATCTACATAGATTATATTTCCAGAATGTTTTTGAACTTCTGGAGTAGCAATACCATTCTCAAAATACTGCCCAAAATAGTATGTCCTACTATTTATTACGGTAGAGATACCACTAAATGAAGTATCTATACTTAATGAAGTTCCACTTGATCCAACAACAACTGTAGTTCCACCCGATCCAACAGAGGAAGTAAATTGATTCAAATTAAATCCATAAGTTGGATTTGTATTACTAGTTCCATCTGTATTGAATCCTACTAGTGATTTATCCTGCCAGTATTTTAAAACACCAGTATTTTGATCATAAGAAACCACTCTTCCAACTGCAGTTGATCCAAATCCGACAGTTTGAGTTATAACAGAATCTGCATCAAAAGTTGTTGAACTATAACCAATACCAGTTAATTTTATTGCAGATAAAGCACTAACTTTATCTGTAGAAAGAATAGTTGTTGAATTATAAGACAAAGGATTTTCAACAATACCAACTCTTGCTATTTGATTTCCAATAATAAAGTCTGGATTTTGCAAATCATTTTCTATCCTTGAATAGAGCATTACATTATATGCTCCAAGTTCACGATATATATTATGACCATGCCCACCCTTTGGTGGAATTATCACATCAAATGTTGGTCTTGTTATTCCTGACGGAACATTTCCACTTTCAAGATCTACACTTGCAAAAGTATATCCAGATCCTCCTTTAGATATTGTAATAGACTCCACTTTAGAGTCGGCATTAACTACTATTGTTGCTTCTGCACCTGCACCATCACCTTTTATGGGAACATTATAATAAGTTACATTTGCTGTTCCTACTCCAACTCCTCTATTAGTAATAGTTGCAATTTTTAATTGACCACTATTTTTTGCATTATCTCTAACTGCAGAATCTGTAGAATTTGTTTCCCAATCTTTAGGAACGGGAATAAAATTAAGAGAATCAAATTTTACAATATCACTAGGTTTGATGGTATAAAGATATTTCCAAATATATCCATCTCCACTAGTTCCTGCGGATCTAGGTTCTAAATCAGTAAATGTTGGTTCATCCAAGGACGGTCTACCTTCTGGATTTTCGGGAGAAACTCCATTGTTTAAGCAGATATAAACTTTATAATCACTATTCACGACATAATAGTTTGCCGCATATAAACTAGTTGCTCCGGATGGTTTTGAAGTATTTGTTCTACTAATGTCATGTCTATACATATCATAAGTAGTTCCAGAAACCCATGAGTTTCTTTTTACTACTTGAGAAATATCTGATGCATTGATTTTTTTCAATGCGATCATAGTATCCCAATAATCATCCTCCTGCTCAAAACTATCTTTTGGTGCAGGAGGAGCAACATCCCAAGTTGATGAATAATCTGTTGCATTTGGAAGACCAACAAAAGCATAATATGAACTTGCAGATGAAGTTGCTGCAGAAACAAAGTTCTTAGCATTCAATATTCTTAATTGGTCAGTTATAATTGCAGACATTTTATGAGTTTTTTTATCTATTTATGAGACATATTGATTGTATTTGAGTGGATTGTATCTTTGGACAATCGGGGAAGTGCCTAATCCAGAAATACCATTATTATAATATGTAAATGATTTTGTATCAGTTCTGACTAAATTATATATTCTTCCCCAACTATATTCACCATAAAAATTACTATGACCCAATCCAGTTAATCCATTATATCCAGAAACACTAACAGTTACTTTTGCAACATATGTCAATCCAACACCAATAATATTGGTTTGACCAATAGATACCGCAGCAACTTCATAAACATTATCAATAAATGATGTTCCAATACTAATTGTTGAACCATCTTGATAAATCGAAGTTAATCCGTTTCCAATATTCGAATTAAATACCGTAAAGTAGTATCCTGGTTTAATTCCACTCACTCCAGTAGTTGCAATACCAACAGAATTTACGTCAAGATTCCTTAAGAAAGAATTTTTAGGTATAAAGAGATCAAATACTATCCCCGTTGAAGCAACTCCAACTGACGTTGTTTTTACTCCTGAAATAATTCCAAAGTCTCCCTCATAAGAAACCTTATCAATTACTTCTCTATTTACAGAAGGAGACTCTATTAATACTACAGGAGGATTTGTTGTAGTATACCCAGTTCCAGGAGAAACTACATTAATAGAAGAAACTATTCCTCCAGTTGATATTGATGAAAGAGCAGTGGCTCTTTGATCTGTACCCAATCCTACCGGATTTTCAATAGTAACAGTGGGATTTGTAGAATAACCAAATCCACCATCAGATATAACAATAGAACTTATAGTTCCTGCAGCAGAAACTATTGCTGTTGCAGCAGCTGCTACTAGAGAATCTTGAGATGTAATAATGATTTTCTTTTGAGGTAGTTCGGATATTCCATCTTGGATATATTCGTCCGAACTATCGAAGAAAGTTTTAACACTCTCTACAAAAATCTGAGTAGATGCTGTGGAAACATTTTGTATAATATTAGTTGATGGTGTGATTATTGGTTCGTAAATAATCCTATCCTTACCAACTTCTTTACCATTAATGATCTTATCCTGAGTTTGTCTGCACCAAATTACAGGTCTTAGATAATTTGGATCGTTTGAAATTCCAGGATAAGAATATACATTAGTTCTTGCTGTATCAGTAGAAACAACCTCCTCACTAACGAGTCTTGAGTTTTCTTTAAATCTAATATCATCATCATTTAATATTACAGTATCCCCAATTTTTACTGTTTCTACAATATCAACATTTATTGTATCGATTTCACCAGTTCCTTTATAGAAAACTATCTTACAGTTATCACCTTCTTTTGGTGCTTCTGCAAATGTTATAATACTTCCACCATTAAAAAAGTAACCTTGATTTGGAACTTGTAGTACGTCATTCAAGAATATAAGAAGATTTTGTTCAATATCAATATTAGATCCTCTTCTAGATTTAATACTAGTAATATTTCCATTCAATTTAATTGGGAATGTAACTCTATTACCATCAAATAGATTATCGATAGAATCAAAAACTTGAAGATCTCCAATGACCCATCCAGTAAATTCATCACTAATAGTTTTATCAATAGTAATTTGAAACTCTTTGAAAGGGATGGTTGGATCAGTTGGAATTCCAGTTGATCCTCCAGCATTAAAAGTTAGAGTTTCTTTTTGACCATAACCATATCCACTATTTGTTATTTCAAACGCAATAACACTAGAACCTTGTCCAACAACAATATTTGCAACTGCTCCAGTTCCTAATCCACTAGAAGTAGAACTATAAATTAGTGGAATATTAGAATATGAAAGAGGAGAATCAAATACTACTATTGGTGGATTAGATGAAGTATAACCAACTCCAGGATTAGTGATTGCAACACTTACAACATGACCACCACTAATCAAAGCCTTTCCAACATATTCAATATTATAATTTCCTGTACTTGCAGTTGTTACACCAACATTTACTACAGTTTGAATTCCAACTCTATATCCAGAACCACTATTTCCAATCGATATTGTGGAAATTGATCCTGCAATAGAAACAATCGCAGTACCTGCAGCAGAAACAAGAGGTTGATAACCAAGACCTGCTGTTGATCCTACTGATACAATCATACCTCCTCTGGGAATAGTGGATGTGTTTACATCATAATTTGTAGATGATGCAGTTCCTGTAAATGTAATAGATGTAATTCCAGATGTCTCTAATAAATCGTAGTCACCAACAACCGAAACTAGTCCAGGTCTAGAAGGTCCTTGGAAAATATCATTAATTAAAATGATTGCATTACTTGTAGAGAATCCAGAAATATTTGATTTATTTGAAGTTAATGTGAATTCATTTGTTCGACCATTAAACTTTGTCGATAAACTATCAAATATATAATTTTTCGAATAAGGATCCGAATCTGTATTTGGAACTCCAGATCTCATAAACATTCTTCCACTAAATGTGGAATGAGTTCCAATATCACTAAAATCTCTTTCATCTGGTTTATTTGTAGTAGATCCTATAGGTGTTAATCCATAGGGGGCATCGAGAAAATGAAGTGCATTTTCTACTATATTGTAATTTCCAGAAATTTTAGTTATGATTGAGTCTTTTGCATGAGTCGCAATTCCAGTTCCAAGCCATGGCCTTCTTACAGTTACTGTATTTGGATTTGTTCCGAGTCCAATAGAAGTAATCTTCATAATTTCATCATTAATTTTAATTAAATCTCCACCAAAAAATGAAGTTATTCCGGAAAAATCAAATCTATTATCTGCTCGACCAATAAATGATGTGAGAGATGATGTTATTGCGGTAGAAACAATCGGAGATTGTATTAAATTATCAATACTAAGTAAAACTCTAGAATTTTGATTTCTAGATATAAATCTATGAGAAGTTCCAATACCAACACTAGTAATATTGACAGTATTTGGAGGAACTGCTAAAGCATCCTCAGTAGAAACTGCCACTTTAACATAAAGTTCATTTTCTTTTACGATATAAAGAGTTTGTGGTAACTTGTCCGTCAATCCTATTCCAGCAACAGAAGTAGTTGCAATTCCAATAGCAGAGGTTGTTCCTGCACCAGAATAAGAATATGTAACCTCTTCTCCAGTAACAAAGAAATTTTCTGGTATTTTTATAGTAGAAGTCAAACCTAAACCAACAATAGACGGATCACTTCCATCAAAATATCTTTCAAAGATTGGTCTTTGTTTATGAGTTAAATTGAAAGTTCTCTTAAGATCGGACTCTGCTCCAAGATAAAATCCATCACCAGAATTTATAGATGCATTATTAAAATCTAGTTTATTTGTAGAAATTGTATCATCAGTTGTTCCAATAGAACTTGTAAATACGACCACTTCAGTATCAATATTGGCATTAGGAGTGAAATTTAATTCAACCTCACCAGATCCTGCTACAGTTGCACCAATTGATCCAAGAGAAGAACCAGTTTGAACTATTCCAAATTCAGAAACATATGGAGTAGAATCTTGATCTACTACAACAACTTCCGAAACCTGATATTCATTATTTGTAGTGTCTTTTACTGAAACGATATAATATGCACCATCATAGTTTATGGAATATGTTGAAATGCTCGTTATACCGGGAGTTGGTGAGGATGGTATTGAAACATAACTAGATTCAATTTTAGAATTGTTAAAAATATGAGATCCTGTGGAAGTTGGATTATCCGATAATGATATTTGTAAAGAATTTATATTATATGCAATGGTGGTGGTATCATTTGGAATAAAATCCAGATTAATATTTGATCCCGAATAATAAACTTGATATGTTCCTAATCCAACAGTAGATACAGTTTGTAAACTTGTCGTTGTTAATTGACCATACTCCTCAAAATCAACATTTGTTCCATCATGTAAAATAGTTATTTCATCGACCTCATAGTAAGATTTATCAACTGATACAATTTTAACTAAAACCTTAGATGCTCTATAAGTAGATGCAATACCTACAACAGTTATTGGTGAAGATGATGAAGATGGTAAAGTTGTCGTACTAGATCCAACATATACTGAATCTCCAAGATTTGTATTGCCTACACCTAGAATAGTATCCTCTATAGTAAAAGATAATACATTGACATCATAATCATTAATCTGAGATTTTCTTGGATAGAACAGAAGTTGACCTTCAGATCCACTAATATTAAAATCAAATGATCCAAGATCTGCAAAAGTTTCAACTCTACCATATTGATTTAAGAATCCATTTGATCTATTATGTAAAAGAGAAACTAATAAAATTTGACGATCATCTGTAAAAACTCTATCTCTAGTGTAAGTTATAAATTTATTATATGTTCTATCCAGACTAAAAGTATCAACGACGCTAAATCTAGTAAATCTTGGATTGCTACTAAAATCACTACTAAAATCATCAATACTTAACACCCTATTTCCAACAGATTCTGTATAATCATATAAATCTCTAGAATCAAATATAATCTCATTCGATTTTATTGTTCCATCGATGGTTATATTATTTTCTTTCGCAAGATCAAAATCATAAACACAATTTAAATCCATAACAGATGATATGTCTACAATAACAGTAACATCTCCATTATTTTGATCTGTAGAAACTCCAACAAATTCATCAATATTTGATATTACTTGGAGATCACTAAACTTTTTAAATCCTACTGTATGGTTGAGAGAGCTTACTGGTTCTCCCCAAGTATCATATTGAACTTCCGACTTAAGTGAGTAAGAAAAATACTGATAATAATCCGAGTCATGAATTCTTTGAGTTTCATCATTTAAGAATCCTTTATTAGTTTTCCACCCATCACTCATTATATTAAAAGCAGAAACTTCATAAGTCATATCGGGATTAAATCTAGAGTCGGTAACAATACCAACTGATTTGGAAGTTAATCCTCTGATTTGTGAACCTAAGATAAAATCATCTGATGTTGAAACTTTTAATGTACCATTATTTGAGTTCCATTCTTCAACTATTCCGTAATAATTTTCAGATATTACCTCTTCACCAACATAGAACTCATTAGCTTTTAAAGAAATATCAAATATTGGGAAATACTTTTCAGGAACAACTTGACCGGAAGAATTAATAAAATCATAATTACCAGGATACTCATTTTTACCAAGATATTCTCTCAAGTTATATGAAATAGTTGCTCCAGTTTGTCCAATATTTGGATTGGTACTAGTAACTGTGAAGAGAGAATAGTTATATGAAGATGAGTTATATCCCTTAGCAGTGGTTCCTACTCCAACACTAACATTTTCAATTAATATTTTTTCACCAACTTCAAATGGAAAATCAGTAATACTACTAAAACTAGAACCCAAAGTTACTACAACATCTTTTGAATTATTATCAAAAGTAATATTTGATATACTAATTCCATTAGTATTATTGATGGGAATGATAGTTGGTTTTATTCCAAAAATACCTTTACTATTACTTAAAATAGTAACTTCAGAATCTCCCAAAGAATATTTCAAATCAACATCAGAAATAATTGATTCGTCTGATCCTTTCAAAATTAAGTCTGGAGGCAATGAATAATTCTTTCCTACCGAAGAAATTCCAACTCTACCAATAGAATAAAATGCATTAACTACAAGTAAATCTGAAAGTTTTGCTGCAGGTGAGAGTGTTGGATCTGATGGATAATCAAATCCAAAGTTTTTAATTTCAATCGAGGTTATATTGCCAATTTGATCAGACAATAACTCAACCGAGGCATCAGATCCATAATCGGAAATTATTGTTGAAATTCCTGGAATAGATTTTGAATCTGAATACTTTACTCCGGATAATAAATTAAATAATCCATTTATAGGACCAAAAGCAGTGTCAGAAGTCGTTACATAATTTACTTGCGAATTTAAGTTCGTATATATCGGATTTTGTGGAGTTTCCTTGATATTATAACTGAAAGTAGTAGTACCGATCCCTACTATTTGAAAAATGCCAGAATACGCACTATCAACCATTTTTATGGTATTATTATTCGGGACTTCACTATCCTGAATAATTTCTTGCTTTATTGATGGCGAGATATTAATATTCGTTGGTGTTAGTTTATAATAAAGAGTTTCTGGAGTATTTTCGGTTATTTTTAATGAAACATAAGCATTAGTTGAAATACCAATCTGACCAAATTTTACAACCTCACGATCATTAAAAGTTAAACTAAAGTCAAATTTATTTTTAAAGGATGAATCATAGTAGAAATCAAAATCAAATGCGGAATAAATTTGAGAATTATTTGTAAAGGATAAAGAAGAGTCTGATAAGTCAAATATTATACTTGAATTCTTAACCAAATTAATTTTTGGATTTATTTGTGATAATGATCCACTACCAACAGAAGTAAAGTCTATAAAATCTGGGAACTTTTTAGTTGATTTGTAATAACTAGTTGCTAACTTTATTTCATCTTTGTTAACTGAAATTACATAGTAAACATTTTGATCTATCAATCCTCCTATTGGAGAAAGTGATTTATATAAAATCTTATCTCCACTATTATATCCATGATCACTTAAAGTTATAGTATTTGAAACTATATTTACTTTATCGGAAGTAAATGTTCTTTCATTTAATACTAAAACTCTATTATAATCATTATATTTTACCTTATAAGTTGTTGATCCTAAAGAAACAACAGAAATATCGATAGTATCTAAAAGAGATAATCCATGTGTTGATGCAGTAGAAACAGTAACTGTGTTTTTGTATACACTTCCCAATAAGTTATTAGTATAGTTTGTTCTAAAACTATGATTATTTCCATTACCAATTGAAGTAAAGTAAAGAGTAGATTTTGATGAATTTATTGTTCCAAGACCAACAAAAGATCCATCAGTTCCTAGTCCAATACTAACTGTTGATATTCCAATTAAATCATCAGAAACTTTCGCCACATAAACTATTGAGTTTTCTTTTAAGGTAAATGATGAAACTCCGTCAGTAGATACTGATATTGGATTTGCCCCATTAGAAGAATATACCAACTCAGTATTTGTTGTTAGTTGATGTCCTGGAATATAAATTGTTTTTGTTGGGATAAAAATTTGTGTTAATCCAGCTCCTGGATTTGAAAATACTAAAGTAGTTCCAACACCAGTTCCTGAAGTAGATCCAAGACCAATAGATTCTATTGGATTGAAATAATATTGTCTGTTTAAGTTATACTGATATGATGTTTGAATTCCCGCCTGAATAGTAAACTTTCTTGATTTTTCTGTTAAAGCAATACCTACAGGGAATGTGGAAAATCCAGAAGTCGTATTATTTTGATTTCTCAATACTTTAATTCTAGAATTATTTTTATCTACATTCAATACCTTTACTTCTTCATCTAAAATTTGATATACATCATTTTCTCTTATCGATAGATTACCATAAACATTAAAGTACGTTACAATGCCGGTGTATCCAGTGGATCCAACACCAGCATTAAGTTTTAGTGTATTAGTGTTTAATATGATATTTGAAGTTTCTGTAATTTCGGGAATTGAAATCGTAACAAGATCGTTATTTAAATATCCATGAGGAGTTGTACAATATCCTACGAGATAATTGCTACGTCCATCTAACAAAAATTCTACATTTGAAAACTCGGAAGTTGCAACACTAACCGAATTAACAGGTTTACCTTGAATGGAAGTTACTTTTGAAATATCTGTTGTATTTTTAAAAGTGACAATATCACCTACTTTATAATTATTTCCTCCAGTAGTAATTCCTACAGAGGTAATTTTTCCATGTGATATAGATTTTACTTTAGAAATCTCGCGTATCTCACTATTGGTTTTGTTGAGATAATTATAAAAACTATTAAAACTATCAAAATTATATGGTTTAATATTTCTTATAAGTTTCTTTTCTACAAAATCAGTATCATTTTGGTTTGAAGTTATTTGATAATTGAATAATATTGTAGTTGACTTGAAAGTATTGCCAATTATATAAGGGAAAACTGGTTTTCTGTAATTAGAAAATGGTCCTCCTGATTCTACAGGACCATCATTAACAGTACAAAAATATGCATATGTTCCTTCTGGAAATTCTGGAGTTGTGCAAAATCTTCCATTATGTTCATCCAAATCACCAGACCCATTATATTGATAATCTTCAACAAAAAATCCACTAGGATATATTGATAAAGATGGTCTATTTGGTTGAATATTTTCAATATATCCCGGTTGCAGTAACTTTACTGTTGAACCACCAGATGCAACTGAATAACCATATGGACCATATATTGGATTGCCATCATAAGCCCATCCAAGTATCGGTGAATGGGAAGTTGATCTTTGCTCAATTCCATTAAGAACAATCAAATCGGGAACATAAACAATCTCTCCACCTACATTCCTCTTGGTTAATGTATATTTTCTTAAACTTCTTGGAGCATATTTATGGGAATATTGCAGATCATATCTTTGATTGAAATTATTTACAACAACTCCATCATCATCTACTATTTTTTGAGTTTTTATTAGTCTTTCTACTTCATTAATTCTCCAGGATTTTATATCAGCATTTAAATCTAATTTTGATCCTGCAAAAATTATATCAATTGAAGTAGTATCTTGAGTATAACCAATACCTTTATTTTCAATTTTAACTGATACTAATCTTCCGTTTGATACAATAGGAACTAACTTTGCACCAAATCCAGTGCCATTAACGACTAAATTTGGAGCAGCATCATATCCAAATCCGGAGTTACTAATAACAACATCTGTTATAGATCCATTATTAACTATTGGTGTGACTTCTGCTGATATCTTATCACCCAATGAAAATTGTGGTTGCCTATTGAAATTAATAATATCTTCAGATCCATATCCAATTCCACCATTTGAAACAAAAATAGATTGGATTTTTCCTCTGAATATTGGCTGTAAGACAGCATCAAAATTTTGATTAGATAATGTAGAAATTCCAATATTGCCAACAACACGAACACTTATTGGTTCATAATCAAAAATATGAGTTCCTGATCCTGCTGAAGTTAAATTTACATACTGCTTTGTTTTATAGTAAAAATCTTTTTCTTCGGAAGAAATTCCTACAATAGATAATTTAATATTATCTTCATCTACTTTGGTTACGTAGTATGAAGTTGATTGCAATCCACCAATGAGTGCTCCAGTAGAAGTATATGTGATTATTTCACCGCTAGAATAATTATGATTATTAATCGTGATTTGATTCAGTGCTGTATTGATTCCTGAAGAAGTGCAAGAAGTTTTTTTGGATTGATAATTTCTACCAGAGTTAACTACTACTATTGATGATATTTTTTTCTTAAGATTTGATGATGTAAATTTGTGATTACCAATACCATATGAAGTTAAAGATATCGTGTTTATTCCAGATACACTATCATTAAAAGACTTGTAAAGTTTTATTTTAGTTGCATCTTGAACAGAAACATAATACAATGAAGAAGTTGAAAGTCCACCAACTACAGTCTGACCTTCTGGATTATAAAAAACAGACTCATTATCTCTAAATTTATGAAAAGTATTAAATCCTATAGTGTTATTTGACAAATCAACTAAAGAAGATGAAGATGAATTAAAATAAATCTCATGTTCAAACGTAGTTAATTTTGCTCTAGCATCTGCACCGAATCCATTTCCTCCGGTAATCAATATTTTTGGTTCATCCAAATAATCAAAACCAGGATCGATTACATCAATTTTTAAAAGTGATCCATTTACGGAAGAATATACAGACGCTCCAGATCCAACAGAATCATTAATTATAATCTGGGGTGGATTGATAACATCAAAATCATCACTCGACGAAAGCACATTAACTTTCTCTATAGGACCATAATATACAAAATCATTTGATTTGTAATTATAAGCTTCAACCCCATTTACAAAAATACCAATTGCTTCAGCAGCAGGAGTGCTATCCTTTAAAGTAGAATCAAATGGTCTTTTAATTTTTCTTAGAAGATTTTGTGGTTGAATATATTTTCTATCTAAAGATTCTGTAGTCTGATTTCTAAGTACGAAAATATCATTGTCCGCAATACCAGAAATTGAAATATATCTTTTACCAAAAATATCATTTCTACTTCTAGATATTTTAAATGTATTTCCTGTTATCCTGGTAATAAAATAAATTTCCGTTTGAAGATCTAATGAACTATTTTGCCCAGGATAATAAACTACAGAATCTCCAGTATAAAGACCATGATTTTGTGAATAAATTTCCTGATCGAATCTAAAAGTACCGGAAAATACTACTTTCCTATCATTTGGAGATACTATCTCATTCCCATAAAAAGGTAAAGATGAAGATGCAACATAAATTGATCCATCTTGTTCGGAATAATATACATTCTGAACATCCGCATTATATTTACTTAGATTATTTTCTGGATATGTGAAATTTGCTTTTAGAAGTTGTTTTTCTACCTTATATTCGAAATTCAAGTTCAGTATAGAATTTGATCTAACTTCAACAGAAGTATTACTCAAATATGAAACTACAGTCGAAGAATAACTTTGACCGATGGAAGAAATTATTTTTATACTATCACCAATTTTTAAATAATGTTCGTCGTAAAAATTTATTTGATAAATCGGTCCAGATGAAGAATCTTTTAATCTTAAGGATTTGACATTATATGTCACTGGAATATTGAAAAACCAATTATTTGATTCACTACCAAGTAATTTCTTACCAAGAGACTTTATCTTAATAGAATCGCCTACTTGATGATTAGTTGAAAATGTGTTATTTGTTAACTTTGATAAAATCCCAGTCACTCTTACTGAGATTATATCATCACCATCATATGAATAAGCAAAAGCATCTAATCTAATAAAATTTTCCTTTTGGATGATTTGATTTATTCCTGAACATCCAAGAAACTGATTTAGATTTTTGGAAGTATAATTGACATTCAAAAAAGTACCATTTTGTAAAGATACTACTAAAGTTCCCTGATCAGGAAATCCAACAGTAGAATCTACATCAATAAAATCAGAGTTTATCTGAGTATCAGTGAGAACTTTTGTGTTTGGGTGAATAGAAAAATCGCTAAAAATAGATTGAACATTAGTATCAAAGTAATAATCTAAACCTAAAATAAAGTATTCTCTATTATTTTCGACAAATGGTTCTACACTTACTACAGTTCCTTGGGATTTAGGAATATTATAAATTTGATCTTGATATAGTGTTCTATTCTCCAAATCTCTTGGATTTCCTTGAATTCCCTCGACTACTAAAAACTTCAAGGTTCTATATTCTGCCGTTGAGGGTTCAATTACAAAATCTCTCAGCTTTAAAACCTCTACATCTTTACCATATAAGGCTCTAAAAAGAATTTCAAAAGATTCATCAGATCCTTTGCTCTTATAAAAATCTTTTGCCTGCTTAATAAATATTCTTTCATTCAATCCTTCATAAAATTCTCTATCCTCAAATCCTGGAGTAATTTGTGCTTTTAATTTTCTGAAAAATTCTTGTAAAAATACTACGCTTAGATTTACGATCGATGATCCACTAGTATGAGTTTGCGAGTTAGTTTCTTGGAATAAAAGTTCACCTTCATGTTGTGTTATTCCACTAAATCCACGAATGCACTCTTCGAAAGTGGTGCTTGTTTTTGACTTATACGTTATAATCTCATCATCAATTAAAATTAATCCATATCTGTCAGGGAATCCTGCTGTAGATTCTACTGATAATGTTTGGCTGAAATAATCAACATTATCAAGCAATACCGTAGATTGAACTAAATTTGTCAGGTTATCTACCTTAACATATTTGTCGATATTTTGAATTAAATCAAGAGTTGCTCCTTGATTTTCTAAGGCATTATAATATTCCGATAAAAATTCGGAGACAAGAGGAAACTCTTCTCGTACAAAATCGGGAAGTTGATTTTGTACTATTGAATTGATCTGAATTCTAGTATTGCTCATATTTTTACAGTCTTACTAAGTCTCCGTTGACAAAACTTGAACTTGATATGTATGTTGTACCCGAAACATCCGCACCAGATGCAATTCTATCGGATATCATAGTTAAAGTGCTGTTAGTAGTATTTAGTTGCAGATAAAGATCTTGAAGACCTATAACATCATTAGATTTTGGAACAGCAGATATCTCTATTAATGGAGATCCACTCTCTGATTTTGCCGTAGATGTGATAGTTATTGGGGATAAGTAAATCTCTCCCTTAACATAATCAATAGTTCCAATATTTTGAGAAACAACCGTTGGGGAACCTGGATTCTTGAATAGGAAAATAGTTCCAGAGAGTAAACTGCTATCAGGTATATCTGAAATATAAACTGTTTCGGTAACTCCGGATACATTAAAACCAGAAGACTTTATATTAAATCCTCTAGTATCTTTTACATGAAATTCATTACCATAACAAATTTCATAAGTGGATAATTTATTAATTAATGGTCTTAAATTTCTTCTAATAACGATTTTAGTGATATTTGAAGTTATAGATGAATGACTACTATCAATTATATTAAGAAACTTACTATACTTAAATCTTGCACCATATCTATTAAGTTCTGTAGAATCTGAATACTGTGATATATTGCTTTGAATTATACTTGATACATCCTGAGAACTTTTTGCTAGATTTGGATTAAAATAAACTGACGAATCATATTCAACATACAGATATTTCAAGTCTAATATTTCCGGTACAATACCCGACACCGAATATTTTCTAAGTTTTCTTAGTAAGTTAGCCTTTACTAAAGTGGAAATAGTTTCTCCATTAATTGGTTTGATAGAAATAAAGACTTTTCCGAATTGTGGAGGATTTAAATCTTCACCACCAAAAACAGAAATTGATTCTGCTTCTGGATAAATCTGTGGGATTATAGATTCATAGTCCGTCGATGTAACTGCTCTTAACTGAGATGAATAAATCTGAGTAGCATATTTCTTTATAGAATCAACAGATTCTATTTCTTGTCCACTTCTGGATGGAGAGTTTGTAGTTAAAAGTGAGATGCCGGAGTTAACAACTCTATTTCTATCATCAATAATTCTTCCACTATATGTGAAAGAACTGACCCCGTTAGCATCTTCACCATTTGATGTCACATAGGTTACTTCAATATAGTTTAAGTTGTTTAATTTTTCCCCAAAAACTCCATCACCAAATATTAACTCATATCTTTGATCTTCGATTTCTTGAATAAAGAATACTCTAGATCTTGACCTAACTTCAAATAAAGAATCTGATAAAGTAAACTGTCTGCGAACAGTGCTAGATTGAGTGTCCCTTACAGAAACTCTAATAAGTGATGTATCTATATTTGGATTATCTAAAATAAACTTTTGATTTGGGTTATTTGAATCTACAGTAAAGTTTTGAGTAAGAAAAGTACCCTCATATACATCAATATTAGTAAAGTTTGCAATTCCATTTACTACAGGAACAGTGATATCTGAAGGAACTATGAATGAATAACTAGTTGATCCAAATGCAGATGAACTGTTACATACAACTCCACTTTTTAAAGTAATTTTTACTGGATTTATCGACAGTCCTCTAGTATCTACGAAAAATGATATATTTGCTCTTGCAGATACTCTTGATCTTGGAACATATCCAACATTTCTCGCAAGAGATACTACATTTTCCCTAAGAGTTGCACTATCAATAAAAACCTCATTACTAACCATGTTAGCATTATATGAGGAAATATATGTATTATATGCTAATACATCTATAATGGTTGAAAGAGTAGATCCTTCAAAATCGTAGTCGGTAAAATTTGAATTCGATCTAAGATAATCCTTAATCGAAGTTTTTATTTGATCGAAGTCTAAGTTAGTGAAATTTACTAGTGCCATTATCTCGTTGGCTGTAGTGCGAATGATAACTGTTGAGGAAGAACATCAATTCCAATTATATAATAGTTAATAGTCACATTAAACTCATTATTAT